TATTATAATTGCTATAAAAAATTGTTGCATTATAACTCCTCTATCTTGTAGTTTAGTCCATTCGCTCCACGAATCTCTACTAATTCTCCATCCTGTGTGGTGAAAGATAAATATTTTTCTTGTTTTTTATGAAACTTTTTTACTACATACTCTTGGTCGTCTGCGTCTCCCCAAGTATGATTATAACTTACTCGTAGTTTATAATAGGTTATAAATAAACCTTTAAACCAGTTCCAGAAATTCTTTATCTTTTGTTTAATCTCAGACATGACTCCATTCTTTTCCTTCAAATAACAATGCCTCTGCCTCTCTTCTTCGGACAAGTCCATCAAGAACTTTGCCTCCTGCCTTGTTCCACCTTTTGATTTGTGCAGGAACGCCTTCGTACTCTCCAGCGTTTAAGACTTTCAACATAGTTGAAGATGTGAGGTTGCCATTACCAAGATTATACACCCAGCTCACCAGTGCATCGAAATGATTTTGAGACAGTGGAACAGATACAGCTGTATTCACATAGTTTTCATACTCCACGATTTCTTCCTTTAGCATTTCTTCTGCTTGTTCTTTGGTGATTTCCATACCTTCTTCTACACCTTTGATGTGACCATACCCAATAGTCCATACTCCTGCAGGACATTTGTATGCCTTTAATTCACATCCTTCAAATTTTTTAATTAGTTCTAACCCTTCTGCTGATATTTTCATACTATCTCCATAGTAAGGGGAGTCCGAAAACTCCCCCGTGTCCTTTGACAGTCTTATGCCAATGGAGTGATTGCTAGAACCATTACACTTGCACCGAAAGATGCTAAGAATATTTGATTCACAGCGTGACAAAATTCTCCATGCTGACATATACTCTCACGAACTTTTAAAGCGATTGCTTTCATTAATTAATCTCCAAGATTTTTCTCTTGGAATCAGGAGTTCGTGATAAGCTGATTGTCAGTAATCCGTCTTGTAGATTTACTTTATCTACTTGTAGGTCGGCATTTAGAATAAATCTTCGTTCAAAAGATTTTAGACTAAGTCCTTGGTGAATAAATTGCTCACCATCTCCTAGTTTTTGTTCTTTTTTACCCTTGATGTGGAGTTCTTTGTTATCAAAAACAATCTCCAATTCATCTTTTTTCCAACCTGGCACTGCGACCTCTATACGATAGTCTCCTGCCTTTTCGATTAGGTTATATCTCGGATATCCACTCTCCGTATAACTCGGTAGCGTAGGCATATCCAATCCAAGCCAAAATTTACTTAAATCTATACTCATATTTTTCTCCATAATTCCTTTTCAGTAAATAAATCACATCTCCTTTCGGTAGATGCACCAATACGCAAGTGAAACCTATCACTTACAAAATAATTATAACAAATTTTAACCGTGATGTCAAGAACTATTTTTCGGAGTCATCAAAGGTAAGTATTCCTTCCTCTTCCAAATAGTCGATGGTGCCTCTGATTCCAATTTGTTTTCCAAAATAGTAAGCACCAGTCACTGTAAAAATTAAAAATATTAAATAACTTATATCGTTTTCATTCATATACATATTATAGCAAAAGTTCGAGCTGGTGTCAAGAAAAATATATAACATACCTGAAAATAGTTCTTGACATCAATCAAAAATTTTTGTATAATATACATATGAATAAAACATGGACAGACACTGAGCGACAATATTTGAAACGGCATTACAATGTAAAGTCAACGGAAGATATTGCAGTCGCATTGGATAGAAGTCCGTCACAAATCGCCTCACAGGTATACTATCTAAGGCGTCGTGGATGGACATTTAATCGGAGGGGCGATGCCAAGTGTTAATTTAAAAAATATGAGTTTCGAAAAAGGACTGCGTATTTTCAAGCGTTCATGCGAGAGAGCGGGAATCAAAGATGAAATTCGTAAGCGTGAACACTATGAAAAACCCAATGCTAAAAGAAATCAGACGAATAATTATCGGAAAAGAACACGAGAGTTAGAGAAACAAAAGGCACTTCAACTCTCTCTAAGAAAGAAATTGTCAATGAGGCATAGACCTTAACGAAAAACATCTGTTCAATATCCTTTTCTACCACAACTTAACACGAAAACATAAAATATTTTTTCGTATGTTCAAGGCATTCCTACCCACCAAAACATATACCAACGAAAAACAGATCTTGCTTTATGATAAAAGTTATGGTATAATATTTATATTAATTATGATAGTTAACCATAACAAATCACTGATTAGTCTCGATTATCTAATCTATGCTGTTAAGCCTGAACGAAGCGAAGCGAGAGTGAAGGCTAGCATACAAACTGGATAAAATAAGAGACTTAATTGTGTTAACAATATCAACTAATGAAAATCAAACAACACCAACTCTGGTGTTTTCAATTCCCACACTAACCACTAATTACTATAAATTCGTTCTTAATTCTCTCAATTTGTGCCAACTCAAAATTTTTTAAGCAATAAAAAACCCCAACAATGTGGGGCTAATTATTTACAACTTTCTGCCTTTAGTGGTTATCCCAGAAACTTGCATTACGACTTTTAGGAACACTTTCATCCTGTAGCATTCTTATGTGCGTTACAGGTACAATGTCTCTTGAACCATCTGGGTATTTTAGTCTCGCTTTGTACCCGCTGGGGCTTTCTACTAGCCCCAGTACTTGTGCATGCTTGTGCTTTCCTACTAGAACCTTACATATTCTCATACTTACTCCTTAAGATTTTTAGTGCAGATTTTGGTGCTTTCTCTAACCCCGCTAGGGCTTGAGGTAAAACATCCATTATCTCTGCTAGTTCTTCTACTAATTCTTGCTTTGTTATTGGTTTCTCACCAGTTTTCGTTGTGTATATAGTTTTCCTATATACTCCTTCTCTACTTAGTTTTCCTATAATAGATTTTATACTCTTATCTAATTCATCTGCTAGATTTTCTACTGTTTCTCTCGTAGGTTTTTCACTGTATTCATCTACCATGTATTTGACTTGTTCTTCTGTATAATTTACAGCCATAGGTTGTCCTCCCATTCTCTTACCATGAGTTTTACTGCTACTGTGGATACACCCCATTCTTCACTAGCAATTCTTATTGCTTCTTCAGTTCCCCACTGCTTTTCCCAAGCATAAAACTCGATTTCTCTTTCTTCCTTAGATGTAGACATAATTTTTCTTCGGTTTATCACTATTTTTACGAACATACTCTCGAATTAGTTCATCTCCAGTCAATTTTTTACCAAAGTAAACTACTTTCCCATTGTCTAGTCGTCTTTCTATCAGTCCTGAGTTGTAGGTAATGTCCACTACAGACTTACCTCCCTCAGTATCTTCAGGTCTGCTATCATACCACATCGAATTCAAACTATGTGCGTGTATGTTAGCAGTTCCTTTTGCCCACTTCTCTGCTTCTATGAGAAGTCTTTGTCTATCTACAGCATCGCTATACTCAGTCATCTTTTAGCACTCCATTCTCGAAGAAACTATAAACTAAGTCGTCCATGTACTCCATTGCTGTCATTTCCAGTTCTTCACTGTATGTATCCCAGTCAAAGTCATCTTCCATATTAAAGTGTTTTTCTACTTTTTCAGTAAGTTCATCACCATTCAGTGTGTTCTCATCAGATGCAGTATACCACTCTCCGTCTTCGTCTAAATATGTTTCAAAATAATCTACTCCAATAAAGTTTCTGAACTCATCTTCATAGGTCATTTTTGCACTCAATTCTACTCCAAATCTATTACTAGCGTATGCAAGTAGATTTTCTACTAAGTATATTGGTTGAGACCACGCACTATATCCTGAAAATGCTGGATAACACTCCCAGTCCTCAATGTGACACCACTTTGCCCCTATATTATCACAATACCAGTTATAACTGTTTTCAATCCAACCATCTTCATCCTCTGTTCTTTCAATTTTTAGCATGAATGGTTGATTATGTAAGTCAACTAGGTCTTGTCTAGTGCAGTCTTCATCATTGTAGTTTTTATACTTTACTTCTTCTGTTTTCCACAGACAATTGAACTGTTCTTCAGTCAGTCCTTCTACTTCTACATTAAAATATACATGATTTGCCATTATATATCACCTTTCTCCCTGTTTTCACTTCTAAATACCTCGAAACCATTAGGATATCGCTTTTCGAGTTTGTTAATATTCTCTTGCATTACTTCCTCTGGACTATATCCAAGTGCGATACAACCTTGAATCCAATACCAGAGTACATCACCGAGTTCACGCTTCATATGAAATCTCTCATTTTCAGTTAATACTTTACCTTGAAAAAAGATTTTCTTCATAACTTCGGTAAACTCTCCACTTTCTGCCAACATACCAATAGCACTCGTCATAAGTCTACTAAAATGTATATTCTTATGTCGTGTTTGTAGTTGACTCAATCTAGCAATAAAATCGCCTGTGAACTTAGATTCTGCACTGGTGGTAGAGTCTACGAATTTACCATAATCATCTAACATCTGCAAACCTCCCTAAGTTCAGTTCTTCACTGCTAATTATTCTACCATCTGCTAGTTCGACATCCATCGCACCGCAGTTTCTTGTCGGACATTCCCAATGCTCATACTTTGGTTTAGTATCAGCAGGATATCGAATTGCTACTATCTTACTAGCATTTGCTTTCATGCCCACTTTATAATGTTTACTTGCCAATGTCTTTCACCTCACTTTTTGGAATTACCTGATAAGCACCCTTGTTATAAGCGATACTTACAGTATATTGTTTACTAATTTCTTTTTTATACTCGACACTTGGAGGAGGAGTATATTCGGTAGGTTTTGCACTGGGGTAAAATTTCTTATCCACAGGCGTTACCATAGCACCGCGCTGTTCCTTTGCCCATTTATATTCTCTGCGTTTAGTTTTACTCCAACCTATCGCTTTTTTACGCTTACGACCATGTCTGTCGTAATTCATA